AGATGGGCAAAGGTGTTTTATTTCAAAATGAGAAAAAACACGAAAAATCACCTGATTGGAAAGGCACTCTATTGCTTTCTGAGGACTACAAAGCAGGACAAACACTCAAGATTGCTGGCTGGACTAAGCAAACCCCTAAAGGTAGTTTGATTAGCTTGTCTGAGGATAACTGGAAGCCTGATACTGGTGGCACTTATCCAAAAGAAGTTAATCGAGTTCAAGACGGAGATGTACCCTTTTAATGGTTGTTTTAAATTTACCTTACCCTCCCAGTATCAATAACTACTGGATCGCTTCAGGAAACAGACGGTTTATCTCTAAGCGGGGTAGGGAATTTAAAAATGCAGTCGCAGAGTATTGCGCTGAGTTCAGAGTTCCTAAATTTGGCGATAAACAAGTTTGGGTAGATATTTTTCTCTATCCACGCTCTAAAAAGCTCATGGATGTTGATAACTGCATAAAACCAATATTAGATGCCTTGCAAGATGCTGGTGTATTTGATGATGATGTTCAAGTTCACTGGGTTCGCATTGAGCGAGGTATGGTTAAAAAGAACGGTGGTTGTTTAGTCATGATTGATTATTTGGAAGAATCACCAGCTCAAGGGGAATCTGGCGTGAATTAGCCAGGTAGTTAGGGGTTGAGCCAGCCAACTTCTTGGGCAAGCTGGCACTCATTTAAGGGGATATTTATGAACAATAAACCAGTAGCGTGGATGAACGCACACACAGGGCATTTATGTAGTGGTGGTTTTTTGATGACCAAAATGCAAGATTACATTCCACTCTACACCCATCCAGCAAAGACACTAACAGATGAGGAAATACTAAATATTGCCCATCAAATTCGTTTAATAGATAGGCAAACTGCTGATGATGGGCATTTATATTTTGCTAGAGCAATACTAAGAAAGGCACAAGAGACATGAAACCTTTAATAGATAGATTGCAAATAGCACAAGGTAACAATAATGCGGATGAGTTAATTCCAGAGGTTATTGAAATGCTTTGCCAGCAACAAGCTGAAATAGAGGTGTTGAAAGCCAAGCTAAAGCAATATCATTTAAAAGAAGATTTAGATAGAAACCTAAATTTAATTTATGGCAAGGAGTTTGTTAAATGAACAATGAACCAGTAGCGTGGATGCTTAAAACAGGTCATGGCACAAAGATTGTAGAGAAGAAGCCTTATTGTGAAGTTGATTATTGGAAACCACTTTACACACAGCCAACAAAGACACTAACAGATGCTGTAGTAAACGAATTGTGGGCAGAATCGCATGAAGATGGGATTGCTATGCAACACGGATTTACTACGCAACAACATTATTTTGCCCATCTAATACTAAGAAAGGCACAATAATGAAATTTTGGAAAAGAAAACAGATGAACGGCAAGACTTTTGAGATTGTGCAGATTTTAGGTGATCTCATCATTGTTAAAGAGTTCAAATAGTGAATGGATCAAACTCCTACGCAGAACGGCAAACCGTTGCTAACAAAGGTGAGGTTCTATTTCAGGAATGGTGTCAATTTAACGGCTATCAAGTCAGTAGGATTGGCTTTGATGAAAAGCATGGAAATGTGGCTAATTTTTTCAATTTGCCTTGTCTTTTACGCAATTTACCTGATTTTGTTATCAGTAGAGGTGATGAAACGATGGTGGTTAATGTCAAAGGAACAGCCAATTTTAAGGAAAAAGAAATAAAGATGATTCCGATGTTTCTGGAATGGTTTAGCAGTAAGAAAGCACCACTGGTTTATGCTTTTTGCTTTGAGGGTTGCGATCCCTTGTTTGTTTATCCAGAGAAAATCATTTATCTGTATGAAAAAGCTACTAATCGCAAATGGAATGATGGAGTGATCTATCGCAACTTAAACTTTATGGAATTACTATGAAAATTACCAAAGACAGGATTGAAAACAAGGTAGAACTTGTTACTGAGTCTGGTTGTTGGATTTGGATGGGAACAACAACAACAAGGGGATACGGTCAAATAGAAAGCGATACCAAAAAATATTATGCTCATAGAGCCTCTTATCAGGCTTTTGTTGGTGAAATTCCTGAAGGCATGAATGTTTGTCATCGTTGCGACAATCGTTTTTGCGTTAATCCAAGTCATTTGTTTTTAGGAACTCAAAAAGACAATCTTCAGGACATGAAACGAAAAGGCAGATCAACAATAGGCGAAAAAAATGCCAGATCTAAGTTAACGGAAAAACAGGTGCAACAAATAAAGAATGGCTTGAGATCTGGTCTTAAAGAAAAATATTTAGCAAATTTATACGGCGTATGCCGTCAATCAATCAACAATATTAAAAATGGAAGGGTTTGGAATCATGTATGACTTATCTAAAGTGAAATTGTTTATCAGTACGCCTATGTACGGAGGCATGTGCGCTGGTTATTACACTCAATCAGTGATGCAAGCTCAAATGGTGTTTTCTCACTACAAAATAAACAGCTCTTTTAGTTTTATGTTCAATGAGAGCCTAATTACCCGTGCCAGGAACGCTTTAACAGCAACTTTTCTCAAAGGTGAATATACGCACCTCATGTTTATAGATGCAGACATCAAGTTCAATCCTCACGACATTGTAAAAATGATTGAGGCTGATAAAGACATTATTTGCGGTATTTACCCTAAAAAAGAGATTAACTGGGATACAGTAAAGAACGCAATGGATGCTGGTGTGCCTAATGATCGTTTAAAGCACCATACAGGCTCTTTTGTGGTCAATTTGGTAGATTACCAAGGAGAAGTCACTGTGCCTGTTGCAGAGCCTGTAGAGATCTTTAATGGCGGTACTGGCTATATGCTGATTAAGCGTGAAGTTTTTGAAAAGTTATCAGATCATGTGCCAACTTACTTTAATGATGTTTTAGACCTTGCTGGCACTGTTGGGCAGCGTGATGAGATTAAAGAGTTCTTTACTACTTCGATTGAGCCTGAAACTCAGCGCTTGTTGTCAGAGGATTACCACTTTTGCCGTATTTGGAGGCAAATTGGCGGTAAGGTTTATGCTGCTCCCTGGTGTGATCTCGCTCATATAGGTACTTACGCTTTTGAAGGTAAATTGATCCCTGCTGGTTAATGTTGCAGTGCAACAATTTAATTTTGTTTGGGGAGGAGAAGCCCCATTCATTCCTAGTACCCAGTGCATCATAGTTTTATGTTTACCCAGATACGCTCATGTAGCCAATACAGGGCTATCTTGGTAAATAGCTCTACAAAGGCAATTGAGAAGGCAAGGGAGGCATGACCAGTGATAATCCAAGACAAAACAAAGGTGTCAAGGCTACCTGTCATGCGCCAAGTAACTGCTTTAGCTAAAGACTTGTAATGAGAGTCGATGATCCTAACCCCTTTTACTTGCTCGCTTGGATCGTTTTGATTTACGCTTTTCTGATAGCGCTATTGCTACCGCTTGTTTTTGCTTTCGACCTTCTCCTATCAGCTTGCGGATGTTTGCTGACACAGTCTTATTTGTTACACCTTTAGCGAGTGGCATTGTTTACCTCATCATATTGTTTGTAACAGGCTTCTAGCGCTGTCCGCAGTCCGTCTGCTCTGGCAGCTTCCCTGTCAAGAAAAGCTGCATCCTCGGCAGAAAGGGACAGCCCAGTTCCACCTTGTCCATTGTTGGCGCTGTACTGACTACGACTGGGTCTTGAGCGCAACTTGATAAGAGCATCAGCAAGCTGATTGTTGATAGCGTTAATTTGAGCATCTTTTTCTCTCCTAATCTGATCGGCTGCCTGTTGATTTTCTTTCTCTTTGGCTGCTATTGCTTGTTCCTGAGCTATCTTTTGAGCTGCTTCTTTCTTTTGATAGCGCCATCCGTTGACAGTCCAGCCAGCAGAAAATGTCAAGACTACTGCAACGATGTAAGCAATCAGTTTGAATTGGATGGAAGCGAACACTTTTCATATTCCTCTTGTCTGCGCTTTAAAAGCCCTGGCTCTACTTTACCGCCAGCAGTATCCCATTTCAACAACTCTTTGCAAGCACCTGCATAGTCCATGCTATTAAGTTTTTTATTAAGGGTTGAGTAGCAGAAAGCAGACACCCCAACATTGTAGGTAAAATCCAAATAAGCATCGTATTCTCCTTGAGAAATAGGCACATGAATACACTTCACCATGCCTTTAGCGTGTTCATCAAGACTTTCTTCTAGCTTGACTAACGCTCTTACGGGATCTGTTTTATCACCCTTTTTGACACCGTCAGCTTGACCATAACCAACGGTATAAACACCGCCTACATCTTGGTAAGCAGTGCCACTATATCCTTCATGTACAGCAACTCCAACAAGCACCGCTGCGCTTGCAATTATGGCAGCAGCGGGCTTTCTATCCATTACTCGGCTGGAGTTTGCTCTACTGGTGTTACATCAGCGGGAGGAGCAACTTCAGGAGCTATTTCGGTAATTGCCTGTGCTTCCTCTTGTGGTTCAGCATGAACAGCAAAACGCTGTAATAGCTGATGAATAGCGCTACCCATTTCAATACATTCTTTACTAACAAAAGATTCAATTTTATCTAATAAGCTCATAATCCTTCTCCTGGGGTGATATAAACAGACGCATTGGCAGCATCGCCAATAATTCTTGCATACACATTGCCTGACTGACTTACTTGAGGTCCAGTAATTACTCTATAAGCGTATGGTGGCAAAGGAATGACATAATTAGGACCATTATCTGGTAACGCCACATTAAAAGTATTGGTAGGGTTGATCCAAACATAAACAGCATTATTAACATCAGCATTAGAAATAAAATACTGGTTAACAGGGCTGTCTGCTGTGATGGTATATACATTGGACTGCGTGTTGGCAGCACCGTTAACGGCTACTTTTACCGTTTTTCCCATCGGTTGAAAAGCGATATTATTAGCCATTAGTAGATACTCTTTTTACCAGCGTTGCCTGGTTTAGTAGTAGCAGAATTTTTAGTATTTCTGTTATCTCCAAAGTTCCATACGGAAGTAAATCCCGCTGGTATCTTTCCAGTTAAGGTTGTGTTCAATCCACCAGCAGAGCCATCACGGGGTAACTGAGGGCGCACTGCTCTCGCTACTTGTTGGTTTGCTTCGGATGGTCTTTTGTGAGGTTCACCACCACTACTCCCCTGGGTTTTCGGTTTTAGGCTCATTTTTAATCCTTTCTTTTGTCTTGACTACAAGGTAGCAAAAAACTACAAATATTGCTAGTGTTGTTACTCTTTCCCACATGGGATTCCACATTGTCCAACCGCACATAATGCTTGCTGCTATTAAACCTAAAATCGTTATCAAACGGTCTGTAATGACCCCTAACGCTAGGCGTACCAATGCTACTGCTTCCATATTTATCCCCTATGAACTTGTTAAAGATCACAGTTTAACCCTACTCATCAATATCATCAATACTGCCAAAACCACTACCCCACTCATCGTCAGAAATCTTCTGCTTGAGCTTTTCAATGTTCACCATACGGTCAATCACCTTACATTTATCAGTAAGGGAAGCCATCTCATCTGCCATTACTTCTCTAAGCAGCTTGGCAACAGCATCTTCCAGGTCAGGATTCAATCCTTTTGATTTCTTGCTCATTTTCCTAAGTATCCCGATGCAATATGACCAGTGGTGTAAAGACCAGCACCGCCAAGAGCGATCTGAGTCCACTTCTTAATAGCTAATTTCTTTTGTTCAGCATTAACAACGCTTTGAACTTCAGTCAAAAACTGATTTCTTTGCTCAATAGGCAGGTAATTAGCCAATTTTTGAGCTTGTTTGTTAATGTAATCAATCTTCTCTTTAGGGCTGGCAATCTTGTCTGCACGGTCAATATCTGACTGCAAAATACGCAATTCGCCTTCAAGTTTTCTTTGTTCATCAGCAGTTTTAGTTCTAGTTTTGCCACGCTCTAATGCGGTAGCTCCACGCTTTTCTGCTTGTTCTAATTGACGGACATAGTTATTAGCCATGTCGTAAGATCCCGTTTCCTTGAGCATTGCACGAGTATTTCTGTCATCAATAAATTTTCTGGCTTCAGAAGCCTTTTTACCTTGTAATTGACCAGCAAAGTATTTCTGAGCTTCAGCTTGGGCTAGTTTTCTGTCACCGCCAATGGCATCAACAAAATTATCAAAGTTTTCTTTATTTTTGAATACTGCTTTAGGAATATCTTGAGCAGCAGTGGTGGCAATGGTTGTACCTTTTTGTTCACCTACTAAAGACTTACCAAGTTTGCTTTGGAAAGCCTGTAATGGAGCTGAATCTTGACGATATTGATTAATAAATTTATCAATTCTTTTTTCAGAAAAATCTGACATTACTTTTTCAACGGCTTTAGCTAGATCACCAGCTTTTTGTTGATTAATAGCGTCAAAACCTTCAGCAGGTAATCCATAAGAGCGATCACGCAAGAATCTGCGTAATTCTTCCATACCTTTAAAACTAATAGGTCTGCCCATAACAATGCCTGTAGCCTCATCTACATAACGAGGATCAATAGCACGCCTAATTTGCAATAAAGGATTCTTCATTGCATCTAAAGTGGACACTGCTAAACCTGTTTCTTTATCGTTCAAAAGGCTATCTATTTCATTTAATACATCTTTATAAGCCTTTGTATTTTCTATTCTTTCTCCAGCCAACTCTTTTTGTTTGGCAAAATTAAAAGCGTCAGCTTTCAATCTTTCAGCATTAGCAGCTCTGGTTTCCCTTAATTTGTTATAAATTTGATCTGCTTTAGCTTTTAATCTTTGACCAATGGTTACATCGGCTTCAGCAATTTTATTTTCAACGCCAGGCAATTGACCGTAAGCAGCCTCACCCTTGCCAGCTTCACGCTCCGCAATCTTTTCGGTAGCGCCAGCACGCTTCTCAGCAGTAGTGGCTTTCTTTTCGGCAGCAGCAATTTCTTCAGCAGTTTTACCAGCAGTAGCTGCCTGTAATTCAGCAGCAAGATCTTTACCACCGCCAATTAAACTTCCAATTTTCTTTCCAGCAGCTTTAACAGCAGCAGTTCCGCCTGTTGCAACTGCGGGCAAAAGACTAACTGCAAATTCTGTTTTTGGTCTGCGTGTTGGGGAAACCATGCCAGCTTGCTGCATTTTTTCACCAAACCATTCAGATCCGCCTACTGGTTTTTCACTTGCCCAATGTTGTTCTGGTGCAGTGCCAGTAGCCTTAGCCATTTTATTGGCAGCCCAATCCACACCACTTAAAACCATATTGGCAGTATCAACAGGAGCGCCTAAAACGCTTCCTACAAGACCACGATTTAAAACATCGGTGGTAGCGCCCATCAAACTTGAATCTTTTACAGGTTTATCTGGTACAAACCGACTTTGTTTAGGTTCGGCAGGTTGAGGTGTTTGATCTGGTTGAAAGGGCATTATTGCCAAGTTCCTGATTGACCGTTAATAACAACTCTATCGCCACGATGGAGTTTTCCTTCTTTTTCAGCTTTTTCCGCTTCTTCTTCTGTAGCATAGTTTTTTACAGAAGCTGGATTGGCAGATTCACTACGCTGAATAATGTTGCGACCTAACGCAGTCATGTTTTCACGAGTGATATTCTTGCTGTATGGAGTAGCTTGGGCAGAAAGTTCGCTAATCTGCTGATCCATCAACTGTAAAAAGCCAGCCACATTAAACTGATCTTGTTTTAACAAATCATTAAAGCGTTTTTGGAATTGAACAGTAAATCCTCTAGCGCCACCAGCCAAAGCTCTTTCGTAGCTAACAAGGTATGCAGCATACTTTTTAGCAAATACTAATGCTGGTTGACCTTTATCGTCTGGTTCAATTCCTTGTTTCCAAGAATCAATATAACGCTCAATTTGTTGATTAATTTGACCAGATCGACCAATAAGATCTGCATTTTGTCTAGCAAACTGTGCAAGATCATCGGCTTGACCAATAGATTTAGCAAGATTAGCCACTTCAGGTACAGCCTTTTTATCAAGAGAAGCACCTGTAAATTCTCTAATAAGTTGAGCTTGATCCGAAGCACCGCCTTTTCCAGCAAGACCCAATCTAGTTCTAGCTTCAGCCATCTTCATTAGCATTTCAGAATTGCTATGTGCGATATCCGCAGCTACTTTAGTGTCACCAGCATTGATCTTGGCAGCAATAACGCCAGGATATTTAGCTGTAATCTCTCCAGCTTTAATTAATGCAGCTTCTTTGTCAGTGACTCTTAACTTGTTGTATTGCTCTAAATCTTTAATCAACTCATCATTATGAGCTTTCATGGAAGCCAATTCTTTGTCAAAAGTGGCTTGTTCTTTAGTAAACAAGTCTTTACGACCTTGCTGATAACCTTTGAGCATACCGCCCATAGCGTTCATAGCATTTAATCCAGATAGCTTTCCTGATCCGCCTAAAGCAACACCCATAGTAGCGATCATGCTAAATAACCCGCCAATATCAGCAGCATTGTCTTTAGTGGGCTTAAACTGAGGCTCTGGCATCATTTGCTTTTTAACATCTTCATAATGCGCTTTATCTTCAGCGCTGATGTTTTCTAACGCTTTTCTTTTTTCTTCAAGACCAACAGACTCCTCTAAAGCCTTTGCTTGAATATCGGCAGTGGAAGCAGCTTTCTTTGCAGTTGCCTCTTGCTTTAAAAATCCTGGCAGTTTATTAATATCAAAGCCTAATGAATCGCCCAAAGTAGAGCTATCTTGTGCTAGTGGTTGTGTATCAGCCATTATGGAGTCCTAGTTGCAGGTTGAGCAGAGCCAAAAGTAGCGGGAGAACCACCGACCATCTGAGCCAATTGACCATAGAAATTAGTGGTTGCTTGATTGAGCTGTTGATCGAGTTGTAAACCAGTTTTAATAGCGCCAAGAGCAATATTGTCACCAATCTGCATAACTTGCAATCCGTATGTGTATTGATTGTTGAGCAATGTTTGATAAATTTGAGCTTCTTGATTTGCAGCTTGCTGAACTCCAACACCGCCACGATTAGCAATGCCTTGATTAATCTGAGCTTTAGCTGCTTGCAATGCTTGTTGGCTTGCAGGACTTAATTGACCAGCTTGAGCCTGATTAACTAATGTTTGACCTTGTGTCTGATAAGGCTGTGCTAGCGCTTGCTCTTGACCTTGTGCAGCATTAACTTGACCAGCAGTCTTACGAGCTTGTGAAGCACCAAATAAACCTAATCCACCTGCTAAACCTAATTTAGCCAATGTATTCGGATTGGTTAATTGATTGACCACATTGCCGAAGAATCCAGATTGAGGAATTGTGGCTTGTTGGCTTGCAGAAGTTCCGCCTAAACCAGTAGCTCCAGCAGGACCTGTTGTATCAGCAATTTGTTGACCAATTGGAGTCGTTGCTGCTGGTTGCAATTGACCGTAAGTGCTTGGAGTAAAACTGCCGTAAGCCTGATTTAGATAATCAGCAGTCTGACCAGCACCAGGAGCGCCAGTAAGGTCAGGAGTTGCGCTTTGTGCAGGTGCGCCAGTAGAAATGCCAAAGTTACCACCGCCTGTATCAGAGGTTGTGGGTGCAGGAGCAGCTTCAGCGGGAGCTGGTGCAGGTGCTTGTTCAACAGGGGCTGGCGCTTGCTCTACAGGAGTAAAGTCAAAGCCATCATCAAACTCAGGCAATCCTGTAGCAGGGTTGATACTGCCTCTACCGCCTCTACGCTTTAAAAGAGCAGCTTCTTGAGGAGTAATGTGAGCAAGAACGGAGTCTTTTCCACGACCTTTTGAACGCAATAATTTAGCTAAAGCAGCTAAATCCGTTCCTAGAGCTTTATTTAAGTTTGCCATTTATATTCCTAATGCTCCTCTTAATGATTCCTCATTCCAAACATTTTTTCTCTGACCATATCCTAATTGGTCTTGAGATCCAGTGGCTTCGGCTGGGTTTACGGCTTGTGAGCTGCCTAATAAAGCAGATGACAATGCGCTTGATCCAGAACCAGAACCGCCTCCTGTAGAACTACCGCCTAAAATATTGGCAATAGTGGTCATAAATGGCGCTTTTGTGTAATCGGTTTGATTATCACCTTCACCTGTACCGTCTCCAGTACCACCGCCACCAGTTCCGCCAGTACCGCTAGCGCCTGATCCAGTGCCACCACCGCCACCAGCTTTACCAGCGGAAACAGATTTAGCGCCTGTGCCGTCACCTGATTTAACTCCTGTGCCACCTGATAAGGTTGCAGTAGGAGCGGATGTTCCGTTGCCTAAATTTGTTCCCAAGGCACTGCTTAAAGCATCTGTGGATGTGGGTGTAGATGTTGGCGTTCCTGAAGATGAGCTTCCAGAAGTTGATTGAGTTGTAGTGTTCGGTACAGTCGCAATCTGAGGTGCATTTGTAATGTCAGATGGCGTTGAAGTATTTGACGCAGTAGTTGACGGAGTCTGATATGTCGCATCCGCTGGCAATTGTGCGTTTGTATTGACTAAAGTATTGCTGGAGTCATATTGATAATATGAACCTTGACCATTATCAACATAGTAATTACCAGCTCCATCGGTCAATCTTGGCGATACTTGCTGAACAGTAACAGATCCAGTTGGCACAAGAGGCTCTGGAACATCGCTTGTGACAGTTGATGCAGTTGGTGCGTATGATGTTGTTGCAGCAGGAGTGCTTTGTAACGAACCTCCTACAGCATTGCCCAAACCTGAAGCTAATGCAGATTCAGCCACATTTTGACCACCTGTAGCAGCCTTAGCAGCACCGCCTAAAGCACCAGCAACAGAAGTGGGAGCGCCAGCTTCAGCAGCGCCAGTGCCTACAGCACCACCAACAGCGCCAGCAACAGGATTACCACCAGTAATGGCAGCCTGAGTAGCGCCAACAGCAGAGTTAGCAACAACGCTAGCAACATCACCTCCAACGGCAGGAGCAATCGCTTGAGCAACAGTAGATGCAGATGCGCCTACAGCACCAGATGCAGCACCTTCAGCAGCAGCCGTAGCAATCTGATCTGCACTTCCGCCATTAGCAGCAACAACCACCGCATTAGTAGAAGCGCCTACAGCAGCAGCGCCAACAGCAGCAGTGGCAGCAGCAGAAGCGTCAGCAACTCCAGCAGCTTCCATGATTGCACCACCGACAATCGGACCAGCAACAACAGAAGCAGCAACTGCTATAACTGGGGTGGCAACAGCGACAATAGTTTGAATAGGTGACTTTCCGCCACCTCCGCCTTTGCCACCACCGCCTCCTCCACCGCCGTAGAGCATATATTGGTCAACAAAGAACCATTTAAGAGTGCTAAATAAACTCATAAAACAATCTCCATCATTGTCGTTTTTCTAAGAACGCCAACTCTTTCATATAGTCTTGCAACGGAATCCGTCACATATCCTTGAACCCTATCAGCGCCATATTCTTTTAGTAGTTGCATAAACTTTGCATAATTACTAGGTTTTATTAACCCTTTTCCACCAATACAAGTGACAAAAGCCACATGAGATCGTGGATACACTACAAAAGACACTACAGCACCACCAATTACTACTTCATTCTCAACAAAAGCAAATAACTTCCAATTACCTTTTGTTACATACAACTTCAAGTCGTTCAGTTCAAACTCAGCATCATGCCTATCCAAAGCCCTTTGAAAGTAAGGCTCTACTTGTGACCATACATAGTCAACAGCTTCAGCAGGAACGCAGTAAGCCTCCATTAGATACCTTCTTCAACAAGTTGCTCCGTTAACTTTCCGACAGTAATTGCATATCCTAAAATCTTGTAATTAATTCCCTGACCGACTTCCTGAGGGGTTGCTAATTTGTACTTTACAGCCATCTCCATTGCCATTTTGTAGGCAACAGGATCACGCAAACCTCGTTGGGCAAGTTTTCCAGCCTGAATTAAGGTGTTCGGATCTAATTTGTATTGAACGATGTATTGGCGAATCTGCTCTTTTGCTTTTTCAACAACAGCGGGTTGTTTAGGTTTTCCCTTGTTTTTCAACAAATCCATTACTTCTGGGTTCATTTGTTGCGTTGCAACATTTGAATTTTGTTGGGGAGGGGAAGAAATAATATTTGACATTAACTTAGTCCTAAAGCGGTAGCAATTTCCTGATGGATAGTGTAATGCGTTCCCACCCAATCGTAAAACTGTTCTTCGTTATTAAAGTCCACATCGAGCATATTAAAAGGGTTTTCAAGACCTAAAATCTCGGCTAAAGCCTGATGCTCTACTTGGTGAGCAAGAAGCCAATCATCCAAATTAGCTGGATCAGCGTCTGTAATTGGCAATTTGCTGTATGTAATGTTGTTTTGGGCTAATTTGTTCCAAAATGTTTGATGTTCCAGTCCATTTTCAAAAAGAAAGTCATTTAATGATTCAATATCACCAAATTTGACAATGGATAATGTATCGAAATTCATTACTTATCCGCTTTACCATCTAGCCTATCAAAGATGCGGGCTAACATACCTTTAATATCGGCAATATCAATGCGGTAATCATCTTTCATTACATAGCCTCGTTCAATTTCTTTAACATCTTCTTTCAAGTCACGAATAGCATCCCAAAGGACTTTAAAAAGCCATCCAGCAATAGTTCCGACAATTGAAAGTGCAATATTGAAAAATAATTGAAAGTCCATGTTTATACCGAGTAATAAGGCACTTTAACAACAGTACCGTTAAGGTCAATTTCAAGAAATCCAGCAGGGACAAGCAATAAGCTAGATGTGGCGTAAGTAGCGTTACCAGTAGTAGTTGCTGTTAAGTTAGTGGCTTGCACATTAATCGTACCGCCTGTAATTGCTACATTATTGGCATTTTGAAACGCCATAGTGCCAAGACCGCTGACACCAATAGTGACATTAGCTTGACCAGTACCAGGACTGTCAGCCGTTGAAATCGTGATGTTTGCGCCAGGAATAAAGTTAATTGCTGGTTCAGATCCAACTAAAACGCCATTGTTTTGAACGGTTACTTTTTGGTTTACAGAGTTGGCAGTGACCGATAAAGTCACATTGCCTGTCAATGCGCCACCGCCTGATAAACCTGATCCTGCCAATACATAAGTTGTGTTAGGTACTGCGCCTGATACAGCAGCTACACCAATTGCAATAGCCACATTTGCTGCGCTTGTAGCCCTGCCTTTAGCGTCAAAAGTAACTTGAGATACTTGTGAGGCTGTACCGTAAATACCTGCCGTAACACCACTTGTGTTCAAAGTAGGGTTAGGGTAAGTACCTGTTAAATCGCCACCAGCAGTACCACCTGGGGATGTTCCTGTGATGGTGACATTAGAAGCGGATGTAATACGACCTTTTGCATCTACAACAATTTGAGGAGATGCCGTTGCAGTACCGTAAGTACCTGCTGTAACGCCAGAAACATTAAGGCTGGGATTAGGATAGCTACCAGTAAGATCACCACCAGCAGTTCCTCCAGGAGTAGTGCCACTAATCGTAACATTGCTTGCATTGGTTATTCTTCCTTGTGCATCAACAGTAAATACACCGTTGATCGTGGCGTTTCCGTAAGTTCCCGCTGTAACAGCAGTATTGGCAAGGCTAATAGTTCCGCTAGTGGTGATTGGACCACCAGTTAAACCAATGCCAGTAGCAACGCTAGTAACAGAACCGTTCCCCGTTCCTGGGGTAAATCCAAGTGCGGTAACAATATCACCGCTAGCAAGAGTGACATTGCCTGTACGAGTGTTAAATGTAAGAACGCCAGCATTAGTTAAAGTTACATTTCCTGTTAATCTACCACCACCAGAAAGTCCAGTGCCAGCAATGACATAAGCAGTATTAGGTGTTGCGCCAACATCATTAGCGCCTAAAACAACAATACCTGTTTGACCGTTTACAGAGGTGACAGCGCCAGTCTGGTTATCTACTTTCTCCCAAACATTGCCGTCAAATACTGCCCAATCGCCTACTTTCCATGATGTAATACCGTTTAAATTGGTACTACCAGCAACGGAAACAACATAATAAAAACCTTTAGTACCGACTGAACTTTGCAAAAATGGGTTGTTTGAGTTCGCATCCCAAGTAGATTGGTATGTTAGTGATCCCGCAAAGTTGCCAGATACCTTGAGCATTTACATTCCATCGCCATTGACAATGTACAAAGTTGCGCTGTTAGCAGCAGTAATGGCTGTGAACCACGCATTAGGAACAAAAGTAATGATTTCGTCTGTATTAGGCAATATGTACAAGGTAGTTGTACTGTTACCACCTGTAGGAATAACGCAATTTGCTTGCGCTACTGCTGCCGTTTGTGCATACGATAAAAAACATCCTTGAGTAGTAGATGCGTTAATAATGCGATATTGGTTGCCACCAAAGCTGCCGCTCGAATTAACTTGAACGGCAGAAGGTGCAGAGGTAGCAGCCGTAATCACTACGGTGTTACCTAGTGGAGTGAAGGCTGCTGATACGCTCATTGTACGGTTTCTTCCTGTGATGGAGCTTCTTCTTTTGAAGGAAGCTGTAAGTTGTATTGATCTGCCAATTTAGTAAACAAAGGTGCTGTACCAGAACTGTTCGGCAAACCACCAATTTGATTAATAATAAATAAGGCTTCGTTATCTTCTAATGTAAAAGTTTTCATAGTTATCCCCTAAAAAAGTTAAAGTTTTACTGCGTTCTCAAAAGGTGTTAAATCATTACTTCCGTAATACTCAGATCCCTTTTCAAGCTGAATCTTAAGATGGTCAATATTGCGTTGTTTGCAGTCTTGCCAATCTTCATCAGTCATATCTTCAGGCTTGCCAGCGTTTAGCAGATTAACCGAATCCATCGCTGCCGAATATGCTCTTGCTACTTCTTGTTCAGGTGTTAGTTCTAACATTTTATTTTCCTTTAAATGAATAATAGAGTTGAAGTGTTGCTAGTCCTGTAATCACTCCGCAAAAGAAACTATAAATATCCATTATTTAGCCTGTAAAGTTGCGATTTCTACTGCTTGTGCTTCTAGTTTTGCGTTGAGTTCTTTTACTGCGTTAATTAAATGCCAAGTGATATTGCTTGCATCAACTGACATTACACCAGTAGATTCTGTTTTTACGCAGTCAGGCAATATTTCAATCAATTCTTGAGCAATTGCACCTAATTGAACGCCTTTAATGTCAATAGCGTTTTGTGGTTCTAATTCAGTTACTTCATCTTTTGTGCGATATTCAAAGTTACGCACTTGAATTGCTATAATTTTATTTAAACCATCAAAATTATCAACAATGTTCTTTTTAAGGCGTTGGTCAGATGTAATAGACCAAAGAGTCGAATTGTTGCCTTGATATATACCACCAGCACCACCACCAGCAATAATATATCCAGTATTATTTCCTTTTCCAGTGATGTTATAAGAACCAATTACTATTTCATTTGTTGCTGTAGCTGAAGAAGCAAATAAATTGTTTCCTAAATGAATATTTCCACCATCTCCAGTAGAAACTGTTTGTCCAGTTAAATATCCTAAAAATACATTATAAGAAGATGTTGTTAAAGGATACCCAGCTTGGTATCCTACTGCTGTGTTGTAAGAGGCGGTGGTGTTGGAATAAAGTGCATTATTACCCAATGCTGTGTTATACGAACCAGTGGTATTTGCAAATAAAGCAGCGTACCCAGATACAGTATTAAATCCACCTGTAGTTGTATTTTTGCCAGAAAAAGAACCAAATAATGTATTTTGTGCACCAGAGGTATTTGCGTAACCTGATTGATGTCCAAATGCAGATAAAGAATTTCCTGTATTACTATATCCAGCTTGATAGCCAAAAACATTAACCTCGACACCAGTAGTATTACTATACCCAGCTTGATAACCTACTGCTGTGTTGTTAGATGCGGTGGTGTTATATGCAAGTGCAGATATACCAACAGCTGTGTTATAAGAACCAGAGGTATTAGTTTGCAAAGTTGCTGGGGTGACCCCAACATTTGCCCCACCAATAGCTGTATTTTGAATACCTGTTGAATTAAAATATAAAGTTCCATATCCAAAAGCAGTATTATTTGCACCAGAAGAATTGGAAGCTAAAGCGCTATTACCAACAACTGTATTTCCTAAAACAGCATTATTGCCCTTACCAACAGTAAGACCTGATATAGAGGCGTCATTAGCTGTAGTAAGTGTTGTGCCGTTAAATGTTAGGTTGGCAGAGTCTGTTAATAGACCGCCAGTAGTTGCATAAGTGACACGACCAGAAGTAAGACCTGTGTCGGTTAGGCTTGTAAATGCTCCTGTAGAAGGCGTTGTGTTACCTATTGGGGTATTGTTGATCGTATCTAATGTTACTGACACATTTTGAATAGATCCGCCAGTAATGCTCACATTGGCAAGGGCTACAGTGCCGTTACCGATACCGTTTACGGCTGCGTAAATAGTGGCAAAGTCAGCATCAAGATTAGTCAGTGGAATGGATGATGTGACATTCCCAAATACATACGGAGGGGTGACTGGTAAACTCATTTTAGAACCTCGTTCTCAATTCTTGTTCAAATTCAAATGTATTGACCACGAAAGCAGCGGAATTGCTGGTCATGGTCAAGCCTATATACTTACCCCATTGTTGTGCATCCGACTTAAACAGAGCATAACCTGTATTGTATGTCCATGATATTACTTGAGAACTGTAATTTATCCAAGGGATAGTTGTTCCAGAAGTATTAAACCAAGTGACTGTATTTGTGAGGTAATAAGGAGGGCTTGATCCATATTCTGAATCAACCGTTACTTCAAAAGCAGCGCCATTATTAAGCGTTGCCTCAATACCAAACTTCAGAGCTTGCTTAGTACGAATAGGATCAGTCATAGGCAATAATGCCGTCTGTATTCTGCTCGTAATTGCGCTATTGGGATCGGAATACAATTGATACAAAGTAGTGTTATCAACGCTAAAAAGCGTATCCACACCAGCTACAGGTACAGAAGTAATATATTTTAAATTATCACCTTGACTGGTCAGAAACCATTTTTTATCAAAAAATACCATTTGCATATACCGAGTGGTATTTGTAAATTCAGTATCGTTATACCGAATAGTGAATGCAGCGCACAAAATGTTATTTAATAAAACTTGTCCTGAGGTGATTTCCTCAGTTGCAAAGTTAATATTAGGGAAAATACCATCTAAAGGGCTGGATAACTTGGTTGTTGTAGAGCCAACAAGCGCATAAACCCCGTAATTATTCATAAAAATCACTGAACGGAAGTACGGAATAATCGCATAAGGCTGCGCTGTACCAACAGAAGCACTCACATTGGTATTGGTAAATAAAGTCTGTCCTGTGCTTGAAACTTGCACATTGGAAAACACATTGATGGAAGAATCACCAAAAATGTATAAAAAATCGTTAGCAGCTAAGATTTGTTGAATATCACCATGCAATGTAGAGTCGGTAAGTTCTAAAGATCCCGCTGAAACGCTTGTAAAGTCGCTGTAATCACCTGCTGCACTGTAAGTAATAGTTCGACCTGACGCAATCCAAACACGCCCTGAGAAGCTCGATATACCCACATTTTCATTAGTATTTACTATAGCTTGCAAAGTAGCGTTACCAGTGACGGTAGCGACAATATTGGCTGAGTTTGTATAGCCAGTGCCAGGGTTAGTCATAATGACTTGAGTAATGGTATTCCCTGATATGACTGCTGTGCCAGCAGCGCCTGTGCCACCACCGCCTGTAATCGTTATTGGAGTTGTATTACCAGAATATCCAGCGCCACCATCGACTACATTGACCTGAACTGTTCCTTGGGCAAAAGTGCTGATCCCAGCAATTGCTGTAGCACCGTTACCGCCACCGCCTGATAGGGTAACAGTAAGATTTGCAGTGTTTGTGTATCCTGATCCACCGTTCACTAAGACAATAGAGCCAACAGTATTACCACCAGATACCAAGGATGCAGTCGCATTAGCTTGCACACCGCCTGTTTGATCTGGTCCTGAGATTACTACTGTAGGAGCTGTGTTGTAACCAGTGCCCGCATTGGTAATCGCAATGACTCCAACAGAACCAACGGTAACTGTATTATTGCCATCCCAAGTGAAATAACCGTAATTCGGATCAAGAATTAAACATTCTGTGTTGTACCACTGACTAGAGTTCATCCCTTCAGAACCGCTAAAAGTGCCAGCAGGGGCTACCTGACCTCTAACTTGAGTCTGAATCTCATAATATTGAGCAGATCCATCAGCCAAAAAGAATAAAAGATAGTCGTTTACACCTAAATTTACTGAACTGAAATAAATAATTTCAGAAGTTTGGATAACTGCATTACCGCCTGAATCTTTAACTAAAACACTTGTTGGAACAATATGCATATTGCCGTAACCAATTGGCTGGGCATTTTCAAGCCATGCAAACTCCTCGGTTTCAATAGCCGTGCGATTAGCTTGGGTGTTTATTCCCTTAAATTGCTTAATGACTTCATAGGACTTTTTCTGTTCTGCTGATGCCATGATTAGTAAGGTGAGCTATATACGGAAGGTACTCTGCGGGTAAATACTGTGTTGAGTACAGACTGAGCGTGCTTGTTGTACTCTTGTTTATAAATCTCGGCTTCCCCATACGATTGCTCATAGTACTTAGCCAAATAAGCTGCGTAGAACTGTACAGGACTTGTATAAGGATCGTTAATGACATCGGTAGTGCTAGGTGAGCTTAGGCTCAACGGGTTAGGCAATACCACGCAATCAATCTCTAATTGATAGACTTGATCTGGTACTGGTCCGATGTAAATCTGTTGTTGACCATAAATACTAAATGCCAATGGTCTGCCAATGTAATTTTGCCAAAATCTTAATCGTGCATTGAAATCACTCCAAGCTAAGTAATCCATCGGTACACGGGAGTTTCCCCAGTACAGGTTGATGTTAACAATATCTAGCACCGTATTGCCGTTAGATGGCGTTAAAGGTGATGTTCCCATCAAGTAGGTCAAGGCTGGATAGCTAATATTCTCGCAATTACCAACATAAGTTAATCCACAAGTGCCGTTTAAGAACTGACCGCTTGGTGGATAGTTGTTGTAATTGTTTTGAGTAGCTTGTGGATACGGAGGCGCTGTACCGCTAGTAGTACCAGATTGAGTTACTTGATAGATGTAGATATTGCTAAAAATGAATTGTCCAGCAGTGTAAGCAGTATTTGCTGCCCAGGCTGATGGATATTGTGGCGAAACTCCGCCAATGGTCGCTGTAGGAGCAACCATACATGGTGTTTGTGTAACAACGACTTCTCTTAACGCTCCAGTATCACGAACTGTTCTCTGACGAGCTTCGTTAATGTAATCCGTTAACTGTGAAGGAGAGTAGAAGTTATTGTTGGCATCATGAAGCAACCTTTGGACTTGCGTAAGGTATGAATTAAGTGTTGCCACTGGTTACCTTTCATAAGTCATGCTACCGCCTGTAGGACTTTTCCCCTTGCCTTCCTTTCAGACGGCAGGGGTACTCTTTCCACCAACGGGGATATAGATTGGTTCTTTTTTGGAGCTTCAGATGAAAAATCCCACTGAGAAAGAATTTCTAAACCTTTTTCAAGGTCATTAGATGTAATGATCCATCCGAGTCTTGCCAAATACGGCTCTTTGTTCTCATCTCCATAACCAAAAATGTGACGAGCTACTTCAATAGGAAGCTCTACAGTTTCACCTTTAGGAAAAGTGTAAAAGACTCCAGCGTAGCCATCTTTTAACTTTTTGTCAGAATTATTAGTTACGAAGATTGAGGACATATTTAGAACTTTACAACATCGCCATATACGCTAATTGTGGCAGTGTTAGTGTTACCACTAGCAGTGTTCACATTTACATATAAGGCTTGGGTTACATTGCCTGAAACAGGAACTGAGGCTGCATAAGGAGCTGCAATTGTTAAATCAGTGAACTTGTTTACACCGTTGATCTGAGTTAACGCCACATTCGCTACAACCACATTAGAACCTGCTGCATCTGTTGAAATTGAAACATACGCAGAAGATACATCACCAGACGGGTTAGAAACCGTAATTCTACGGAGAATAACCGCACCTGATGTTGCAGTTGAACCTGATTGTGTTAAGCCACCTCCAAGAATAGGCAATGTAATACCAGTAACGGTAGCATTGCCTACTGTATTGAAGGAAACATTTTGAGCTACAGCAATGCGACCATTCCCGAAACTATCAAGGTAATACTGTGATACTGAATCTGGATTAGCCATTACTGATCTCCTTAGCTTGCGTTGAATGTACCACTGACTGGCAAGCCACCGTTTACAGTAGCTAAAGTCAATGTTGCAGCAGTAGATGCGTTTGCAGCCACATTCACACCGTCAGCAGTAATCCAACCGCCAACGCCTGAAGCAATCACAGTTGACCATGTTGCAGCGTTAGAAGTTGCGTTATAAGCTGATACAGCAGAAATGCTCACATTAGCTGTTGGGAACACGATGTAGTTACCAGCAGGGATTACAACACCGCCTGTTGGAACTGACAAAGTAGTTAACTGCCAAAATGCGCCTGGTGTATTCGCATAAGTACCTGAAATCAGGATTTTATTATTACCTAGTGCCATGTTATATGCTCCTTATAGTGAAATAGAGTTATAACCCTGCACACGGGTCATTGACTTAGGCTTGGTGCTTACCAATTCGGCAATCATCAAAACTGCGCCAACATAACCGATCTGCCAGTTAGGAAGTGTGGACTCAAAACCAGTAAATACGAATGAACCTTGATCGTGGATATAGAGGCTCATGTAGTTGCTGTTAATGAAGTACAAAGTACCTTCTGGGCAATATGGGTCTGGATAGATTGGAACACCAGCAACCATCAAAGCACGGAAAGCTGCTTGAGGACCGTTGGAATCGCTATCAAAGCCGTGTCCTGGGGTAATTACATACTGTTCTTGACCAACATAGTCTTGTGCCAAGAGTGTCCATGTACCGAAACCGCAAACACCAAAAGTAGGTACTTCAGCACCTTTCTTAACTGTACCAGAAATGTATTGAAGTACATTTTGACGAGTTGGGTTTACAGAACCAGCGTTGTACACCTTAGACTGCCACCATGTATAGGTAGAACGGTTGATGTTACCGTAAGTCTGCATATTTGTACCATCATCAATAGCGCCTGGCAAGCCAATGAACTGTTGAGTGTTGGTGTAGTTTGTGTAAAGTGCTGTAGCCATCGCATCCATCATCACATTGGTTGCATCGTTCATACGAGCTTCAATGAGAGGAATGATTGCGTAATCTTGCTGAACTGCACCTTCCATACCGAGGAACGGTACTGGGGCAATCATCAATTTCAAGTTGAACTCAGCATTAAAAGCACCTTGCTGAACTGCTGGCTGATTGAATGAACCAGAGTAGTCAGACCACTGTGCGTTAACAAACTGAGCGCCTTGAACTGGCACGGTTACTTGGGATACACCGCCTGAAGCAGATTGACTGTTAGCAATCAACGCAGCCATCAATGGTGTGCTGTTATAAAGTTGTACTACCAGCTTGGGGATAAACGCTCTACGAGTTACATAAGTAAGCTCATTGTATTGGCTTGATCCTGATGCTGGGACTATTCCGCCACCTATAGGCATAATAATTCTCCGTTAAAAGTAAATATCCCCATTTACTGCTGTTTAAATACCAATTGGTCGAGTGTTTTTACGCAACTCTTGCAATGCTTTTGATGCCTCATCCCTTGCGCCCATCTGTGGGTTTTTCCAATACTTAGAAAGGTCAAACTTATTCAGTGCGCTTGGGTTATACCCCATTGCCGAATTAGGCGTTGGAGCTGCTGCTTGATTCATCCAATCGAAGTACTCGGCTGCTGTTTCATGATTGGTCATGCCTTTTTCAAGCATTACTTTTTCAATTTCAGCAATTTCTTTTTCAGAGCGATTTAACTTTGCTCTGCGTTTTTCAAGTTCTTCTCTTGCATCTCTATCACGCAATTGAGCCTCTAATCTCATTACCCGTTCTTCAGCAGCGGTCACCTTTTTATTGGTGTAATCCTCAATCTCAAGTTCAGGAATGGACATTTCAGGCTTGACCTGTTTAGTCATGCGTAAAAATTCTTTGCGTGTTTGTGGGTTATCAGCTAATTGCTTAGCCAACATTGCCAACTCATCACGCTGTTCAAACGAAAGATCTTCTAAACTCATTTCATATCCCCTTATTTATTAGATAACTTTCTTTGTGTCACCAGGATGGGACATCGACATCATATTCTTGTAACCGCCCTTGGTAGGACCAGTTAAGCCACCAAAATCGGCAAAGCGTGGAGTGTTGATAACTTGACCGTTTTTCTGATTGTTGTCAGTTGGTCTGCGTGGAAGCGCAGCGCCACGAGGTTTAAATAATTCCATGATAATTCCTTATTGTGGAGTTGCAGAAGGCATACCACCAGGCAAACCACCGCCAGGAGGAGGTGGCATACCACCGCCAGCACCAGAAGGAGCAGGTGGAGGAGGCATACCGCCAGGTGACATACCAGGGATTTTCGGAGCTTGTGCCATTGCTTTTCCTTCAGCCGTTGCTCCACCAGCTTGAGGTAATGTTTGCAACATCTGCATAATTTCAGTAGGTTGCAATTCATTTGTTTTGGATTTCTTAGGACCAATCACACGGTTAAGTGTATTGATCGCAGCTAAAATTTGCCTGCCTTCATCAGAATCAGATCCTACAGCAGGTAAGGCTTGTTCTAACAAGTCTTGAGCCATCGAGAGATTAATCATCGAGGCTTCACGGTTACCCATCTTAGGTTCTGGGGTACTCATAGGAGATCCCATTGGAGCAGCGCTATTTTCGGACATTCCTACAGGCGCTTCAGGAGCTGGGGGAGTTCCACCAGGTGTAGCACCATCCCGTTGGCTTTTAATCATTTGCATCAGTTGGTCTGAAGGTACGCCCATAACTTTTTCCTATTAAGTTTCTCTGTATCGTAATCTTAAACTATCAATTGTCAAGTGGGGGGATATATTTTGCTTCCCTCCCCCCAGGGAGGGTTTTCGGTCTGTCCGAAGTAATCAGAGGGTTTTAGCCCTCATAAGATTACTTGCGAGCTTTACGACCTTTGCGTGCTTTGCGTGCCATGTGAGTATTCTCCAGTTAGCAGCGGTCACCTACTTTACAGGGGAGGCAGCCACACCCTTTCTTCCCGTGAAGGAAAACTTATTAACGCTTAGACTTGCGTGATTTTTTGTGAGCTTTACGCACAATAATCTCCTAGTTATTAACTATCCCCTAATTGCCCTGCCCATATTCCGAACTTTCGGACTACGGTTAAAACTCGGACTGCTTTGAGTACGATACTCCAAACCTGGACCTTTATCACCTCTTTTTAAAGATTCAGTAGAAACTTTTGGCTGGTCAGCCTTAGGTGCGATTGATTGTGCCATTAGCCTTCCTTTTTATGTTGCTTCTCTTTGGGAGCGCCAGCAGGAGGCTTCTCTTGACCTTCACCTTGAGCAGCAGCTTGCTTTTCACGCTTTTTTAATTTCTCTATGAGTAATTGTTTACCTGGAGCTTCCACCATGTCAAGTAAAGATTCTTTGTCAATTGCGCCAGCTTTAAATAAATTGAACGCCAATTGCTTTGTATCTTCAGTAAAGATTGGGCTGTTAGAGTGAGCATCAACTTTAACAACATAATCGTTAGTAAACTGCTCTGCAATAAACGGCACGCCTTCAGTATCTTTGTAATGTGTTGGGTCATAGGCTTGCATGAGCTTGAGATACAGTGTTGCTACCTTTTCCAAGCTATCTTCCACAATCAAAGCCCGTTTTTTAGCTCTTGAAGAACCTAAACGAGCTAATTGGCTTGCATGACCAGCCGATCTTACACCAGACTCGCCTTTACCTTGCAATACATTGCCAATACCTGAAACTTCTTCAAACATTGCGCTAATTTCGTGGATAACCTCAAAAAGATCAGGTGGCATCTGCGGTGCAAGGCGTTCAGCCTTAGCGTTGGGCATATCTGAGCTTAAAAGACCACCAGGACGGTTTAATGCAAAGTTTTTCTCATCCAAGATGCCAGACCAGCCTGTCAACGCTATTGGAGGGCTAACTTGCTTGGACAATAGATCCAAAATCTCTACCCAGCGCACATTGAGCAAAGTTTGAAGCTGCATGAGCTTTTGAACTTCCGATGCGCCCCAAAAATAGGTTGGCAATGGGTTTGGGCAGATCTGAACAAATGGACATTCGCCTTTAAGGAACAAGGATGCACCTGGTCGGTCATAAATAATAATTCCAGGAGCTGCGCTAGTTACCACTTGATAATCAGAAGTGTCATCATTCCACACCCACAACTCAGTCATCTCTACTGTATCTTCAGCTACTTGAGCTTTGTAGCGATTTACTCCATACAGATCAAGGTTGATGTTGCCATAGATAGTCGGATTGGTTTGACTCATCACAATACGATTTACTGCTTCAGGAATCTCTGATTCATTAACTCTTGTGCCAGTCGTGAGGCGCTTTACGATGTCATCACGCTTTGGATGGGAATACAGACGGGCATATAGCTCCGACTTTGTCATGTAGTAAGTTTGTACAATGGCTTCTTGCCTGTCTGTATAAGGGGTGTCCTCACGCAATATGCCGATAGAATCAGGCTCGATCAGGTAAGGATTAATGCCGTTGTTATAAACCAGCTTTACAAAGGTGGTGTTATAAACCAATGACCAAGTCAACGCAGTCGAAAATACTTGGTCTGCATTGGAGTTAAGCCACTCGTCATTGAGTGCTTGAGTCAATCGTGGTGTTTTGCGCTGCTCCATATCGTGGACTGAAGCGCCCAATTGTAAAGAGAAGCGGGTTGTTTCCGAGCTATAGAGGAAGCTAGTAAGCTGATCTAAGTGCGGATTGATCTTGTTGAAATAGGCTGGTGGTTCTTCAGGTCCAGCGCCAAATAAATAATATGCCCGCTGAGTGGTGTAATCACCTTTGCGGGCATCTCTTGATACCAGGCACTTAGCAATGATGTCTAAATAAAAATCTTCTCTTGCTTCGGGTGCGCTAGGTATTCTCATTTTTTAATCTGTAAGTTTTCAGGATCTCGTAATGTTGAAGATGGATCAACTCTAGGTCCTGAGTTTATACCAGCCTGAGATGGTGTCAAGCCCGCAGCCTCAGGTTCTTTACCTAGTAACGGTCCAACAGGTTTTGAGAATTGTCCAGCAAGAATAGATTGCATATTCATGCCTTTCATTCCGCCACCCCAGACCGCTGCGTCACCAGGGCGGGCTTCCCTTGGGGCTTCCGCTTGCGGGGTTGGGACTTGACGCTTGAGCTTGTCTTTGTCAACTCCTTTTTTACGGGTTGCGAACTTTTCGGCATCTGCGTATTCTTTTTCGGTGAACTTGTTTTTCTTGGCGAGGAAGCCTTCTTGGTGCTCGCCTTCACGGGTGGTTTTGATGTCTGACATTCCGAACTCCATTGCGAGTTGCTTGGTGGACTTGTCCGTAAATCTTGTTTTGGCGCTGACCAAGTTAGGAGCTTGCAAAAATACGACCATAACTTCTTCATTACATCCTTTCATGGGACATTTAGGAGTCCTCGATTCAAAATAACCGTGTTTAGCACAGTGAAAATCATTTACTACAGCCATTGTTATATCCCCTTCAATTGCTCGTCAAGTGTTAAATCAGAATAATCATACTTCGGTTTGATACCCATATTAATCTTAATCTCCCCGTTAATCAATGTCAATTTACTGGATTTATGAAGTATGGGCTTGGCTTCTTTGCGATATTGAACAAATAATGAGGTGTCACGGTTCTGCATAATGGCTACTTCCCCATTAATCCATTCTTGATAGGCTTTTGACACCCTTCTTTGGACATATTCAGTCAATGGTTCACTCTCATTGATAAAAACATCCCGTATATGGGATGTAGATAACCCAGCAAGCTCTGCAAACAAAGGAATAGAGATTCCTCGGTTCTTATCCTTGAGAAATCTCTTAATAATCCTTCTAAGGTCAGTTCTACTGTGGATTACCAGTGGCATTACCATAAACACCTATCCTTTTAAGGTAATCGGACACATTTCGACCTACAGTGAGCTGTTCAGGGGTGAAATCATCCTGTACACGGGAAACTCTACGAGTGAGCTTCTGATTTATCAATCTTGGCTGTACTTGTTCGGCATAAGCAGCGCAAGCTAATGCTGTAGCGATAACACGGTCATCTTTGTTGCGACCAGATGCTTCAATTGAGCTGCCATCACGAATAGTGGTTTTCATTTCATCAATGGTATCCAAATCGTAAATGTCTAACATCCCACGCTCAAAGTAATCCTTCATGTAGGTGAGCATCCTCTCTTTGGTAGCTGCCGTTGTCATCCAGCCAATCGAGTTAGACAAGCCACCCATCGTATCGTTCCTGCGCCAGATGTAGTTCTGCATATTGCCGTACACATCCATGAGGTCTTTACCCAAAGCTGTACCCATCGCAGCAGCTTGACGCTTGAGGTTGCGTAGTTCATTGATGACCGCCTGACCTGGACCATTGATCTCAAGGTTAAGGGTAGAGTTTTTGTAAGCGCCAGCAAGGTGGGCGATCACCCAGGCAAATTGGTAGGTGTTCATTTCAGAGGTGGCAAATGAAGCCACCTGCTCAAGCCCGTCTGCATATACCCGCAGCACCTGAATACAGAATCTATCAGCCCAGTCGCTAGATCCATAAGCAGGATCAGCACCGATAACATAATAAGCAGTGTCCACAGGTTCTTCCCAAACCTTGAGCGTGGCAAGACGCTCAGTGGATTTAAGCACTTCCGTATCTTGAAAGTTAACTCCAAAAGAATATCTATAGGACTCATAGGGTACTTTCTTTAGTTTTTTCATGGCATCGGTACATCTTGCATTGGAGAAGAACGATGTGCCAGTCATCACAAAAGCGTAGTCCTCAGTAGGCGGAAACTCCTGATACATGAGAGAGTCATCCTTAATACCTTCTAGCATCTTCCAGCGCCACCAGGCAATCTGACGGGAATTGATTTCAACACCGTAGAGCTTTTTGATGTCACGCACCCATTCTTTTTCTTCACCTGTGAGCTTGCCATCCCAATAGACTTTGTAAGTCTGACCTTCAGGATCTAGGGAATACAGTTCATTACGCCACCAGCCACAAAAGATAGCCCGTTGTGTGCGAGCCTTCTTAGCAGTGGTGTACATATCGTGAAACATATTAAAGCCACGAGCTGTGGACTCAAAGGTGTACAGACGATCAGGATTGGTTTCCGCTAAAGACGCTAGCAAGGAAGCTAATCCTTCTTCATCTCCCCAGCTTGAGGTTTCCGTTCCATGAAGGTATGTAATAGCCTTACCACGACCCAGACTTCCTTTCGCTCTAAGCCCAGCGACTTGATAAAAGATACGGCTGCGGTTTTTGAGGGAAAGCTGATTTCGGTTGTGAGCAAGGATCGGGATTTTGAACTCTTTGGGCAAACCATCCATATACATGGCAAGGGTTGTTCGGAACATATCCCTATTTTCTTCCGTATCTGTTGTGAGTGTGCCTTGAAGCCCTGGGTGCATGAAGTGCCAGTAGAGGTCAAGTGCGAGGGAGATAGTCGTGATTCCAAGTTGCCTTCCTTTCAAGATAACAAAAAAGTGGATGTCCTCCTCCAATCCCTTTGCAATTTCATTCATCACATAGGTTTGACTACCAAGAAGGTTATCCATCTTGCGTAAGCCTTGCTCTTTAGTTTCAATCTTGAGCTGCTTACAAAAGTAGTAAAAATGCTGGAGGTTAAATTTACTCATTGGTTAGCCAAGGTAATTTGTTGTTGTATTTCTCAAGCATGGTCTTATTTCCTTGTTCAAAGAAGTCACGACCTACTGAGTATTCGTTACCACCAAGCCTAAAACAAAAAGTGTTTTGTCCTGACCAAGCAAAGTTGGGATATACCTGAGTAGCTGCTGCGTAGAACTTACGGTCACCACCCCAGCCTGGCTGAGAAAGAATAATGGCTAAAGTCTTTAGGCACTCTGTTTTCATGCCCCACATACACCAATCCACAAAGCTATGACCTGGCGCTTGCCAGCAGTCGTGAAGGCTTCCAAGGGCTTCGCAGTTATCTTCACAGATAAATCGCCCTTCCTTCTCGTACACAGAGCGTAGGCAATAGACCCAATCATAATCTTCTTCCATTTTGGTCATAATGGACTCTACATGATTAGGCTTGTACCAATCGTCATCGTTGCAAAAGAAAGTCACATCTTCATTTACAAGAAAAGCACTTGCAGCATAAAGCCTTCTGCCTTCTACATCTTTGCCCCCGACCTTACCATCCCAATAGCAGATCTTTAATTCTGGGTATAGCCTTCTTAGTTCTGCGTATTGATTAAAGCCTTCATCGCAAACAATGTAATGCACCACTGGATAAGTCTGGGCTTTTACACTAGCAATGCAGTTTGCTAACTCCCAGTGGCGCTTCCCGTTGGTAACTGTGACTACGGCTGCGGTTTTCAATTGTGTTTACCTAGTTTTTTGATTTCAAAGTTCGGTAAATCCCAATACGCCACCTTAAGCCTAGCGGTGTGATTCCTGGCTAGGTCAATCAAGGCGGTATAGGTCATGGGGCTAAACCGTTCCTTCCATTCTTTTGCTAATGCGATCTTTTGCTTCTTGGTTTTGCAAGACAAGGCTCTCATCATTTCTGTCTTGAACATCTGGCGTTCTTGACAGAGCCGTTCCCAATCAGTGGACGCAATCACCATCTTCAGGCTCTAGCAATTTCTTTAAGTGCAAGATCTCCGCTTCAGCCATCATGAGCAGTTCAGAGGACTTGGCATGAACCCGCATCAACTCATGGAAGATGTCATCTTTAGTCATAGCCCATATTCTGGTCATGTATTCCTTCTTAGCAATGTCACCAGCCTTCTCAATGTACTGCTGGACTGATATTGCGTCTTTTATTCCGTTCTCCATACTCTTATTCCTTCTCCGTCTTTTCTAGCAATAAACTTCCGATTCAATTGTTTGCCTGTTCTGTAGTTTGCATTACAGACAATTTGCAGCTTCCCCGCTGGTACAAAGAATGATTCACCGATCTCCATAATCCTATATGGGTACACATTGCGCTTTTTCTCAGGGGGTATGGGAATATTTTTTTCTACTTCAATAGTCATGCTATTCTCCTTATAACTTAACTCATCATACACTACCATGATACACACATACAACGAATATCATCTAGGCGATAACCTTATTCATCTGAACTATTTGCGTAAAGTTTGTGAGCAAGATAGTGACATGGACTTTGTTCACCATTGCCATCCGCAGTATCACAGCCAGCTACAACCCTTATGTGAGGGGGTTAGCATCCTCTTAGCAGATCTATCCATCCCACCAGGCTCTATTAACGCTTGGATTGGCAGGGATAACTACTTTCACAACCATCCTCTTAGACGGCAGTGGGCGCAATTTCACATGGAATGGTTCGATCACCTATCAGACCTGTTAGAAGTTTCCTCGCCTATTGATTGCAAGGAAGATCTCTTGTTCGAGTATCCTGCTCTAAGAGAGCAGTCTAGGTATGAGTTTGACCTCCTAGTCATTAACGCTCCCCCACAGTCAGGGCAATTACCAGACTTTAATGCGGATTTCTTTAAAAAACGGGTCATGGAATTAACAAATGAGGGGTTAAAAGTCATTACTACCCATCCTACAGGCATCGTTCCTAGCACTCTTGAGAGCCATTACACGGTCACTGACATCGGTGTGCTTAGCAAAGGCGTGCAGTTAATCGAGGGTGTGGATACTGGTCCAATGTGGACTACCCACAATATCTTCAATCAAGACAAGGTGTTATCACGCCTGATCTACACCAACGCCTCTGATTCATTCGATCTGTCAAAGAATGTCATCGTTAAGCAAAGTCTAAAAAACTAGAATTTTTTTTGGGGTGGAATGGGAGAGGGGTACGCTCTCCATCAAGTCCAGTCCCATTCACTTGGGCGGATTCAGTCAACGATCTAGCAACAATCAACGGGTAACCATTACCAGTTACGCCTATAGATACTATATAAGGCATTGAGCTAGTGATGACAGGGATACCCTTTAGGAATTATGTAAAACAACAGAGGGCGGAGAGTTGATTACCTTTCCCCACTTCATTCTTACCTACTTCCCATATATGTAACTATCTACTAACTTACATAATTACTATATAAATATAGAAACTATAGAAGTCTATGACTTATAGAAAATAGACTATAGACCTATAGATTATAGAAGATAGACTATGCACCTGGATCATAGCATAAGACTATTGACAATTAAACAACAATTAAAAAATACAATCAAAATACTTGTTGACAGTAATCATTCTATGCTTATAATCATATCTATGCAGTAAAGCATTACACTTAAAACCTAACTACTAAGAGGATATACCATGCAAAATACTACAAGCCGTATCAGCGTATATGACAGCGTTACTAATAAGATCATCTCTCAACTTGAGAGCGGGATAGCACCTTGGATCAAACCTTGGAAATCTGGTCAAGCTGGCGGAGCTGATCGCAATATCGTATCTAAAAAAGAGTATTCAGGCGTTAACCGCTTGATCTTAGGGATGAGCGGTTATTCATCACCTATTTGGGGATCATTCAAACAATGGCAGGATCAGGGCGCTACAGTTAAAAAGGGAGAGCATGGCACTCAAATAGTTTTCTATTCTCAAGTAACTAAAAAAGAGATTAAGCCTAACGATCCTAACCCTGAAAATGGCACTTATGCCATGCTAAAGGCTTACTATGTTTTCAATATAGATCAGGTAGAGGGTATTGAGATTGAGCAGCCAGCTCCAGTGATCACTGAATTTAATCCAGTGCCAGCGCTTGAAGATCGGATCATTAAGACTGGAGCGAATATTAAGCATGGCGGAGGTAGGGCATTTTATCGCCCTGGTACTGACAGCATTACCTTACCTGAGAAATCTACATTCTTGAGTGAGGCACATTACTATGCCACTGTATTGCATGAGTTAACTCACTGGTCAGGTGCTGAGCATCGTTTAGATCGCACTAAAGGAAAGCGCTTTGCTGATACCGCTTATGCCTTTGAGGAATTAGTAGCGGAAATGGGTGCAGCATTTTTGTGCGCTGATTATCAAATTGAGGGTGAGCTGCAGCATGCTGATTACATCGGTAATTGGCTTACTTGCTTAAAAGCTGATAACAAAGCAATTTTTAACGCTGCAGCATTAGCTCAAAAGGCTGCCACTTATATCAATGAATTAGACGCAATAACGAATCAAGCTGCAGCCTAGTGCAATCTTATAGATCCTTGTTTATCAGGGATCTATAGGGTTTGCATTGCAAGCCATAACCTAACTATTGGAGCAATATTATGAAGCTAGAGGGAATGTACTTATCTGTAGCAAAAGAAGGATTAACCTTGATTTATCAGGGTTTGCCATTGTGCAATTACAAAACGAGGATGGATGAGATCTATTTAGTTTTAAAAATGTATAAGCAAGAGTTACCAGAGGTTTGCTGGAACGGTGATAGGGGTGAGTGGGTGACTACAAGCACAATTGAGGAGCTAATAGCATGAGAAAGCATACTACTAAACAATCTAAAAACCCTGGTAATAAGTGTTTAATAAGCACTGATAAGGGTAGATTTTATCTACACTTGCCATTTTCTATTGGTAGATCATTTTCAATCGGGAATGTAACCTTTACTAATAACGGTACTTATTACAGTGCAGATAGATCTATCCCTGATTCATGGCTTATAGACTTGAGCGCCTAAATAGTGATACCTAGTAAGCGCTTAGTGATAGGCGCTTACTGGATTGTCATTAGACAATCAAAACCTAACTAACGGAGCGTTAAACATGAGAAAAGACATCAAGTTATCAAGTGGCAGAGTAGTTTATTTTGAAGATCTAAACGGGATCACTATTCCATCTATTAGATGGTATGAGATGACAGATAGTGAGTGGTCTAGCTATTGTCAGCAAACTAGCGGGTTTACGCCTTGTTTCCCTATTCTAGATGAGGTAAGGGTATGAGCCTAATTCAAGAGATGCAAAAACATGGTTTAGCAGATTGTGCTTATAACCGTCAATTCTTTACACTTGATGAGCTGTATAGATCATATTGCTATAGAGCTGCTAAACAAGGGTTTCAGGCGTTATCGTTTAATTCGTGGCGATACTGTCATAAAGCAAATATCACGCTGTAGAGCGATTAAAGGGTTTAGTGGTACTTAGGTATCACTTACCCTTATTTATCGCCTTGGCGCTTGTTTTAAAGTGTTTTAAAGGTATTTAATAGTTTTATCTTACTAACCTAACTAATTTTCGAGGTATTTATGAGAAATAATGATATTTATACTATTCAACGCAAAATCTTTATAAACAAAGTGCCATTACGCATGAGCGTATTAGGCGTGCTGCGCACACACATACGCACGCACATGGTGATTGACTGTTTATCGGCTATTGGTTTGCTGGCTTTAGTAGTTTTGGCTCTGGCATCGTAGGAAGTCCCCAAGTGAAAACCCCAAGAGCTAAGCACCAAACCCGCTTAGCGGGTAATCTCAAAAAAGAGAGTATCTATCGTTTATCTAAGTGCTTAACTAAAGGGGTGCGGTCCTGTAAGAGTCCCCCAGATACTAGCCACTATGTTTATTCCCTTTGGCGATACACCATGCGGGAGGGGTGGGTCATGCCCCCGTGTAGTTTGCTTTAGAGGTGATTTTGTACAGGAGGCTTTGAATTGTCAAAGGTAACCAGCCGATGACAGCCACAAAACCACCACTAAAACAAACTTAATCGGATTAGATCATACTTTTTAAAGGAGTGCAACAAAATGAACAAAGCAGATAAAGATGCGCAGAAGTGGCAAGAGATGAATCAAGCAGCTCAGTACCGAGAATGGATCAGAGCAACGGAAACAGGTACGCCTTATTACATCAATCCTCAAGGCGATGTAGTGACTGAAGATAAAAAAACAACACCTAACAAATAAATTGCACTAATCGTAGTAATGTAGTAATGTTCTAACTGTAGTACATCAAAGCCTAACTATATAAAGGAAATATCATGGAATATTGCGTTAATTGCAAACACCTAGACCAAAGCACTATGCAGTGCTTGTCACCCCAACGCCCTCACGATATGGTGACGGGACTTCAAAAGAAAATGACAGCAAACAATAGCCGTAACTTACCCATAAGCGGATGCGGGGAAGATGCGAAGTGGTTTGCTTTTATTGAAGTAGAGGATCTTGACGATCTTTCAGCAATCCCTTTTGGTCGATAACCTAACTAATGGAGTTAATCATGGCAAAAACACCAAGTAGCAAGAATGAACCTAAGTTTCCAGTAAATAAAGTTGATAAGAAGATCAATGATGCTTACACCAAAAAAGAGGTGGATCGTCTTAAAAACCTAGTCGCAAGGCAAGATGACCTCATAGCTCAGATGCTAGATGAGTTAAAGCAAGAGCAAAATAAAACAGGCAAGTTAGGTCAAGAGTTAGAAGATCTGGAAGATGAGATCGACAGTTGGAAAGAGATTGTTAAGACCATTATGGAGGTGGTATGAACGATCAAGCAGATTTTGCACCAGAGATAAGGCGTTCCGCCATATGGTCAGGTGATAGCCGTAAGGTCGCTAATGGCAAGATGGTAGATGTCATCCTAGAAAAGCAAGGTAAGAAGGAGTTAAAAGATCTCTCAGGCGTGGAAGCAGTGCAGATGGGTCATGTCATGCAACCTTTGATTGGAAAGCTGGCTCAAGATCGTTTAAAGATGGAGTTAAAAGATGCTGATTACTCGATTACCCATTCAAAGCATACTTGGTTTAAATCTCATTTTGATTTCATTAGTGCTGATGGTGGTGTGCTTGTTGAAGCTAAAAACTACAACGCAGCAGTTCGCTCTAAGTTTGATCCCGACACTAATCGGATTCCTGATGCTGATTACGCACAACTTGTCCACGAAGCTGCTTGCCACAATGTTAATCGGATCTTTTTGGCTGTTTTATTTGGTGGTCAAGAGTTTCATACATTTGAGTTCTTTATTTCAGATCAGGAAAAAGATGATCTCATACAGAAAATGGCTACAGTTTGGGGTCATTGCCAAGCGGGTACGCTTCCGCCAGCAGAAACCATTGAGCAAACTAAGATCATTTACCCGTCATCCTCTACTGCGGTGGTTACGGCTACACAGCAAGTTGAGTTGGCTATCGCTCAGTTACGGGATGTCAAGAATCAGATTAAACACCTTGAAGCTACTGAGGAGCAAATTGAAGTCGCTGTCCGTAATCTTATGGGAGAGTGCCAGGAGATTAGAACAGTGGATGGACAGACATTAGTTTCTTGGAAGTCCTCTAAAAGCTCTAAGAAGTTCTCAGCATCACTGTTTCAGAGTGCCATGCCTGATATTTACGATCAGTTCGTAGTAGAAACAATGGGCAGTAGGAGGTTCTTAGTCAAATGAATAATTTAGATAAATTTATTGAAGCTGGTTCTTTACTAGGAATATTTATTTCAGTTTGGTTAGCTATTTTTGTATTAAGTGTTGTTTTAATCAAACTTATTATAGGAGTGCCTATTAAATGAACTCGATTGAAATGTTAAAAGAAGTAATTAACGGTCTTGACAATGTTATTACAGATACCGAAAAAAATGATGGTCTGGTTTGGCTTGCCAAAGAGGTTAAAAAGGATTTATTAAATGTTATTAAATCCATTCAGCGTGAACAAGGAAGAATCGCATGAATCAAATTGATATAGCAATATATGTAATGGCTGCATCCTCAGTCATCGACACAATCCTAACTTTAGCGGAGAAATTTACATGAGCAATATCGTTAGTTTTAACGAGATGGAGCAGATGGCACAAGCAATAGCCAAGTCTGGTCTATTTGGTATGAAGGACACCAACAGCGTTCTAGCGTTGATGGCGGTAGCACAGGCGGAAGGTTTACATCCTGCAACTGCAGCTCGTGACTTTCACATCATCCAGGGCAGACCAGCATTAAAAGCTGATGCGATGCTTGCCCGTTTCCAAAATGCAGGTGGCAAAGTCGAATGGAAGGAATACACAGATGAGCAAGTTACAGGAGTTTTTTCACATCCCAACGGGGGTAACCTTGCGGTTACATGGACCATTGGACAAGCTACCAAAATTGGTCTTGTTAAACCAGGAAGCGGATGGCAAAAGTTTCCCAGAGCGATGCTCAGAAGCCGTTGTATTTCAGAGGGGATTAGATCAGTTTTCCCTGGATCTGTTACGGGGTTCTACTCGCCAGATGAAGTCGAAAACTTCGAAACCCAGACCGTCAAGCCTACCGTATTAAAAGACATGGGATCAGTCATTCCTAGCGTAGTGGATCTTTCCGCTATTCCTGATGACATCCCAGATATGGCATTGCCGATGTATGTTCCTGGTAATGATGTTCCGTATGCGCATTATGTTTGTAAAGATGATTGGATTGATGGTTTCGCAGAGATGCACGCCAAGATCCATGAATCTACCAAGATGACAGCAGAGGAAAAATTCACCAAGATAAAGGCGTTTAGAGATGTCAATGAAGCCTATACAAAAACATTTGACGGCAATACTACAGCAAAGTTTTTATCAAAACTCCAAGCAATTAGAAAGGAAATCAACAATGGCTAATGGTCATATCGCCCAGATGGGCAAAGGTGTTTTATTTCAAAATGAGAAAAAACACGAAAAATCACCTGATTGGAAAGGCACTCTATTGCTTTCTGAGGACTACAAAGCAGGACAAACACTCAAGATTGCTGGCTGGACTAAACAAACTCCAAAAGGCAGCTTAATTAGCTTGTCTGAGGATAACTGGAAGCCTGATACAGGTGGCGCTTATCCAAAAGAAGTGAATAAGCGTGTTGATGACGGGGAAGTGCCATTTTGAAATCACTAATCGCTATTACACTGGTTTTATTTTTATCAACTAGCTACGCAGTGACTAAATGCGCTCCAGATGGTCGTGGTGGTCTTTGCTGTTGGGACACTGACACAGATGGTCCTTTTAAACCAATGAGCTGCTATTGATGGTTGTTTTAAATTTACCTTACCCTCCCAGTATCAATAACTACTGGATCGCTTCAGGAAACAGACGATTTATTTCTAAGCGGGGTAGGGAATTTAAAAATGCAGTTGCAGATTATTGCGCTGAGTTCAGAGTTCCTAAATTTGGCGATAAACAAGTTTGGGTAGATATTTTTCTCTATCCACGCTCTAAAAAGCTCATGGATGTTGATAACTGCATAAAAC